TCTCCACTTACCAGCACGCTTTACCGCGGTGACTGAAAGCCGAGAGCTTGTTTTTTCCACGCTCTGCGGAGCGTGCACTACCGTCGCGATGAGTTATACGAAAGTAGGCCAGCAGCCCGTCAATGCGCCAGTGCCCATGACACTTAACCGTGAAATTGAGCCACTGGCAGCTGATACTGACGCCATCGACCCCTCGAGTAAGAGGCGCTTGGATCAGTATGAGCGACCGGATCCGACTGAGCTTAACTGCCCTGTACTCTCGCTCCCAACGGTAGCTGCCCCTTGTTGTGTTGCAAGTGGGTACCAATTTGTCACGCCCCAGCCTCATCGCTGCGGGGTTCATACTTCGTGCGTGCTAACGCCGGCACCCGAAGTGCGTGATAAAATTGGCGAGAAGGTCTCTTCATGCGTGGAGGGACTGCTCAATATAGGCGATCGCCAGGAGACCGAAAAGCACCTCTTCGCCAAGGATGCACTTCGTGTCCCCTGGCTACGCATCCTTGCCAAACTTGCTTCCCGGGAGATTCAGATATGCTGTATCCCGGTGAGCTTGTTGGCCGGCAAATGCCTCCAGCACGAGCTACGCAAGATCAAAGACGCTAGTGTTGAGAGGAAGGCAGGTCCGTGGGGCTGCCTGGTGTCGGACCGCAGTAAGCAAGTCACTGGTGAGGTGCGCGTTCAGCGCGTGGTTTCCGCGATTATTCGCGCCGAGACCACGTCGCACGCTTATGACTCGACGCAGAGGAAGAAGGTGCCAAAGCACCAGAAACAGCACGATCACTCTATCTTCCGCCAGTTGGCACAGGGGTTCGATCCGCCAGGACCGACTCCTGCTGACGTCGAGAACACGCAGAGCAACCACCCCGTCGCCGGCGCCTCCCGCAAGGTTGGCGTTACCGCTACGCGCAATTGCTTGCACGACGCTGGCTTCCGCATGTTTGACATGAGTAAGAGCGGCGCCGCGCGCGATCAAAAGGCCACTGGCCGAAGGGAGGTCCATGGTGTTAAGGACCTTCAGCATGCGCACGAAGACGGGGAGTTTGAGCCGGATATGGTGTATACGTTCGTTGACCAGGACTATTACATCGATAGTTTTGCCCCTTACGCCGGCTCGAACATTGTCGTGATCACCGCTGAGTACAACAAGCTCGCCGGTGAAGGCACGGACTCTGTGTGGTACTACACCGAGAACGCTAGCGGCGAAGTCGTTGTCGTTGAGCGTGTTGCTGGAGCGAACGGTGCTACGTATCACAATCAGCGTCCGTGGAACTACACGGCAAACGACTTCATCTACATCGAACACCTTGGTAAGGCCGCATTTACGACGTACAACGTTATCATCAAGTACCAGCCCGGAACGCACCGCAAATGGGTATGGCTGTCGCGCAACTCGACTACCAGATTGAGCAAGTCAGTGTGCGATCTAATGATGAATGTGGCACAGGGAAGCCCTCTTGACGGCACGCCATTACGCAAGGCGGACAACGTCGTCATCGTCCAGGGGGACTCAAAGCTCAAGCAGGACAAGTTTCTGCTGGGCTTGTTCGGTGACACGAAGGCACCCACGTACAGCATCAAGTATGCTTATGACGTGGGGCCAGATACCTCGCAGGAATTGTCCGAGAATCAGTTCAGAGTGTTCAGCCTTATGGGCAAGAACCAGCCGAAGGGCTATGGCGTCTCGGAAGTCAAGCGCACCATGCAGATGCACCTTGTATGGCGCCCGGGAGGGCTCGAACCGCTCATCGTGTCCTTCTTCAAGATTCCTGTAGAGTACCGGCCTCGACCAAACATCATGTATACCCGGCAAGATGGGTCACTTGCCGGGGAAGTGGCCGAGGAGGCACCCGCAGTCGAAGCGGCACCGAACGCTTTCGGCGGCGGTCCGGGCGTGGCAGATACGAAGTCGGATGCTGCGCACGACGCGTACAAGACGAAGCGACTTGAGCAATACAGCAACAAGATCGATCCTCCGAAACACTTGAAGGAGGTCGTCGAGAAGCTGCACTCACACTTCGTTGAACAGGTCTCACGCGAAACCGGGATCGCGATGGGATCGGTCACGCTCTGCGGCGCCGAAGTCATTTATGAACGGCGCACGCAGGCGCTCCAGGCCGCGCGTCTTAAACGCCATTCCGAACTTCTAGCTCGCCTCCCAGTCGGCAAGACAAACCTCAAGAATGAGGTTGGGCCTAAGGCGAGCGCCGCGCCCCGTGGAATCACGCAGTACAACGAGGAAATGGCCATTCAGACTGGACGAGTCGGCCTCCTTATCAAGGAAGTACTCAAGAACTGCTCGTTCTACATGCCCGGGTCTTCACCGCATGACATTGCGTTAGCCATTCGCAACCTTACACAGGTGGCAACGGAGGCGCATTCGTCTGATGGGGAACGCCAGGTGAGCGGCGTGCATGACACGGATTACACCAAGATGGATGAGACGATCAGTGAATATATTTACAAGGAAGTATTCGTCAAGTTCGTCCTGGCGTTTGTCCACCCCTCCGACTACGAGGAAGTTGAGAAAGTACTCGCGGAGAATGTGGACATCACCACGATGCTCAACGGAAAGCCAATCAACACTGGCTACAAGAACAATAGCGGCTCAGGAGTGACAACGGAGCTAAACACGATTGTTGCCGCATTCGTTGAGTACGTTTCCACGTGCCTTGCAATCACGAAACACGTCTATCGCATCCGACACAAGAAGGACGTCGACTTCAACATCATCCGCAAGAACACTATTCGTAGTGCCCTGGTGCAATACGAGAAAAGGACCCAGCTTACGCACGTATTCTGGGGTTCGTTCATGTTCAAGGACACAGAGGTCGACGTTTACAGCATCCCGTACGCCGTCATCGGTCCGAAGTTTGGTGACGACGGCGTCGGTGCTCACTTACCCCTCATCGGCGACGAGGACTGGGCGTCCGCAGCCCAGTGGTTTACTGAGTCGATTGGGATGGTGTTGAAAGTGTCGTTCTCGCGGCCACAAGATGGAACTTTCTTTCTTGGCCGCCACTACCCCAGACCACTGCAGTCACTCGCTTCGTATGCAGATGTCGCCAAGGCTTGCCGAAAGATTTCAGTGGCGAGGAACCGCGACGTCGAGAAGTACAAGCTGAAACTGCATGGTTACTGGACGACAGATTCGAAGACGCCTGGAATTCGTGAATACCTCATCGCAGTCGCGCGACTATATGACGTCGACTTACAGTGCTATGACGGCATTGTGGAAGTAGACGATATGGGCCGACCAGTCCTCTCTGAGGAGATGGCCTATTTGCTCGCGAACGACAAGGACATGTTCTACCGCGTAGCGAACGGACCCTACGACGTCACGGACGAAGACGTTCCTATGATGTTGGAGGCTATCGCACCACAGCTCAACTTCGAATCATCGGCGGAGTTTGAAGCGTGGCTTGCTGCGCTGGCAGAATGTGCCACATGGGAGGAGCTTGACTCTTTCCAGATCCCGGGTGCGGACTACGACCCGGACGCGGAGCCAGAGGGCACCGTCCGGATGTCGGGTCCAGCTGCCAATCTCCTAGGTGCGAACATCTCGCAGCCATCACAGGTGGCTGACTGCTCACTTGAGGACATCGCATCCGCTGCCGAGCTTGCGCTCGAACAGTACCTTGCGGAGGTAGGAGATGCGAACGGGTCCGAATGCGCCGAATCGGTGTAATTTCGGACCTGCAGCGCCCCTCTCAGCGTACGCTTCTTTGCTGCTTAATCGCAGGATGGTTCTCAGCGTGCGTCAACCGTTAGGCAAAGCTAGCCGAATCGGTGGGGCTGAGTGAGAGGCTGACCCCCTCGAAAGCTACAGGCTTGTGCGCCCTCACCGGCGTACGAAAGAAGACCAGGCGAGTTAGCGTAAGCAGCTCGTCATGGCAGAGACAACTGCCCCAACGATGACACCCCAGCAGCTCGTGTCGGCCGTGCGTAGCAAGGATCCGATGCACGGTCTTTGCGCTTCTCGTCAGATCACAGACGAGGGGTGCGATTGGCTCAAGTTCGCGCTTGACCCGTTCCATGACCTACAGCTCGACAACCTGAAGGGATACCCTGACGTTAACACGGAACCCACCGTGATTGTCAAGGTCCGTCAGGCCATAGAGCTGTCGGCGCCGACGGGTTTGCCGGAGGGCTCGAACTGGGATTGTCACATAGCACTATCGCCCATTGATTGGGCGAAGCCAAATGGCAAGGTCACCGATGTGGCCTCCGGAGCGATGGGTTACAACATCGCTGCGCAAGTGCTACCACAGGGTGGTGGTGATGGGAAACCTGCTGGCACAATTAACCAGGTCGGTACGGGATCCTCCTCATCCGTCGACGCGGTCACCGCGCGGCTTGACGGTCTCGTCATCAATTCGGTCCCCGCCGGGGCGCCCGATGGTGGCGATATGACCTTCACGCCCGGTCACTGTCCGGCGGTACCAGCGAATGGTTACTCTGTCGAGAATATCACCCTCGACAAGTACCTGGACTACGACGACTCCGACCTTGGAGTTTACCGCATTGTTTATTCGGGCTTCGAAGTGGTTAACACCACGGCCCAGATTTACAAGCAGGGCGCAGTCACAGTGTATGAGTATGGGCATTCCTATGAGAATGCTCAAACAACCGTGCCGTTCGGCAAGGCTCAGGGCGGCCCGGGAGAGGACGTCGCCACGCCCAACTCGCTGGCCACCAATCAGTTTCGTTCTCCGCCAAACACGATTGCTGAGGCCAAAATCATGCCAGGGGCGCACACGTGGCCCGCGCAGGAGGGTTGCTATTGTACCGCCAAGTTTCAGGGGGACAACCCCTTTCAAGGCGCGACGAATCGCAACTACATCGTCAACCAGAACAACCCCACGGCTGGCACGCGCTCGGGCTATTACCCTTCGGGTGATGGGAACAGCATTGGCTCGTTCCTGTCCCCTGGCTTGGTTGGCCCCAACTATGAAACGGCAATCTCAGGCTCCGCTAACACTGGATATGGCGGACGCCCTGCGATGACGCAGGCACCCGCGACCCACTTTTCGCGGATGTCGACCGCCGGTGCGTACTTTACGGGTCTGTCGCCACAGACGACCTTGTTTGTCACCTGGCGTGTCGGCATTGAACGCCTGCCCGCAGCAAACAAACCGACCTTCCTGGCGCTTGCACAGCCAAGCGCGACGTTTGACCCTAATGCGCTCCTGCTTTACAACCTGATTGCAAATCATTTGCCACCAGGTTGCCCGCAGGGGTGGAACGACCTTGGCAAGTGGTTTAACCAAATCGCTAATGTCGCCAAGCGCGTCATTCCGGGTGCATTTCCGCTCGTCAGTACGGCACAAATGATCCTTAATGGTCTTGGTGCCGTTAATCAGGCCAAAGCATTGCCTGATGTCGTGCGTGGAGCCCGTGAGGTGTACGCGCTCGCACGCGGTGGCGTGGGCAACGGTGGGAAACCCCGTGCGCCTGCCGCGCAGGTCATTCAGGCCGCTGCTCGCCGTATGCAGCAGCGGAAACAGCAGGCCAAGGCCGTCCAGAACTTTGGGCAGCCGCCTGCTGCTGGTCAGGGGCGTCGTCGCGGCAACCGGGTCCAGCAGTTCTCACAGATGTCGTGAGAGCTGCCGGTTGTCAAGTAGCCTCGTGCATACGCACGGGATGATTCCTCGCCTTACCGCGATACAATTTCCATGCTCACTGGTCCGAGCAAAGAGAAGATGAGAACCGTCACACACGTGGGACTTGGCAGTCCACCAGTTTGCTAAAGCTGGCCGTCATTCATAGAATGTTAGAAGAGGTTCGATGCCTCCCTCCGGTTGAGGAAGCACGTGTGGTACGACTAGATCGTACGCCCGCCGATGGGCCAAAGACCAAAATTCGTCGGTACAACCACCAAGAAAAAAAAAAAAA